GCGTTTACTATTCTTACGACTCCGTTGTTATCATCTTCTAAAATACACGTTTTCCCATTGAATTTGAAAGGAGTAGAAGTCAAGACTTTTTCACTTCTCTTCTTATACACATTGAGAAGTCGCGGTAGAGTGTTCTTCAAACTGAAAGAGAAGTCTATAGTGTAGTTTTTTGAGACTCCTATAGTAGGCTTCAGAGTCTTATACAACTTGAATATTGCTTCAGTACTGAGGATCGACGAGTGTGTATCGTCGATGGCGGTGATGAGATTGCTGAATTTCACTGTATTATTGAAATCGTTGAAGTTCTTCTCGGAGTACTTCACTACAGTGTCTAAGACTCGAGTCTCTATGTCGGATTCCGACAAGTCAGTGTTATTCTGATTGTACCTGACTACTAAGTCTAGAGCACCGAATGTGAAGGTCGGGTCTACGAAGAATGGTTCGATGCTCACCGGCATCTTGTTGACCAACCACTTTCTGAACTCTTCTTTCTTGTAGTCTGGTATGCCGTCGAAGCCGTATAGGTCGCAGGCTACGAATACTCTACCGTACTGAGGAGGATTTAGACTCTCGCCACCATATACGGCCAAGGTGTTGATCTCTGGGAATTGATTCTTCAGTAAGATCTCGTAATCTTTCTTCGTAATGGCGCGCTCTTGCGTCTGATAGTGTCTAGGAGCGTTAAATCTGACTTCATCGAGACTCTCGTATACTGCTCCTCCAGAAGCGCGAATGTAATCGCCTTTAGAATTTCTGACTGCCGTAATAACCACGTTCCCAGTGGTGCCGATGTTTCTGTCATTCGTGAACTCAAAAGCTCCATTTGGAAGTTCGCCGTTACATATCCTGTATTCAGCATAGATCGTTGAGCCATTCTTAGGCTTCACGCCAATGACTCCGTTGCCGAATACTATCTCGTACTTATCACCCTCTGCCGCCTGCAAGAAGAATACCTTAGAAGTAGAACCGATATCGAGGAACGAAGTAGCCAGTCTATAAGTGCTTGCTCCTACATCGTCGGAGACTACTACAGTAAGGGATGTGGTGTCGATCGTAGGATTCGAGAGGACGAAGCGCTGACGCTCGATCGCGTAGTTGGAGTAGAACGTGTCTACTAAGTAAGTTCCTTCATAGATCTCTACATTAGATGCCGTGAACACACCTCTCTTTTGCTTCGTGACGACGATGTTCTCTGCAGTGACGAACTGAAAAGTCTGAGAGTTGACTCGCGTGGAGAATGGCTGATTCTTTGGGATAGTGACTTGAGGAGTAGAAGTCTCTGGCGTGATGTCAATATTCACTACTGCCTTGGCAGATCTGAAAGACCTTGGTACGTAGTTCAGATCTTTTGAGTGCGACGCTATTGAGTTTCTGAGCTGGGCGCTGTCTAAGAACATCTCAGAGAATAGCATATTCAAGTAGAACGCGTTGTGATAAGTGTTGTAGGCTAGTATGTCGTTCAACACACTCATGTTCGAGCCGTCGAAGTCATAGTCCTTGAACAGCTTCTGTTCGCGGGCGTACGCTTTTAGAGCTTCTTTATACTTATTGAAGTCTAGATCGACTAAGTTTATGACTGTATTGGCCATCAGCGCACTCTAATGAGGAGGGTTACGGGAAGCTCTTGAACTAGTCCCGGACTATTTATAGTGGTATAGAAAATCGTTATGGTGACCTGATTGTTGTCATAATCAGGAACGATCGACAAGTCTCTGAGGATAACTCTAGGCTCGTGGTTGTGGATGGCAATCTCTATCGCTCTCTTCACGTGTAGAGTCGTCTTGTCGTCGAGGTTCTCGAACAACTGCCTGCGAATGTCGCCACCGAGCGTGGGCTGGAAAGGACGCTCTCCTAGATCGGTCAGTATGATGTTCTTCAGCGATTCTCGAATAGCGAAGTCGTTGATATTGCGATACAGATCGCCCGTATCCGGATTGACTTCGAACGTAGACACGACGTCAGAAAACTTCTCTTGAAGTTTGCTATTGACCGTGTACTTGTCTTCTCTTCTTACGATAGGCATCTATCAATTCTTCTCTTGGAGAGGCTTGGCATAGTTGCCCTTTTCAATGTTATCATTCATCTCTGAAGCAGTAGGATTACTCGCAGAGATGCCGGGCACAGCACTCTTACGAGAAGCTTTGTTGAGTTCTACCGTGCTTCCACCAGTGACAAAGGTAGTTCCAGGAGACTCGATACCGGCTGCTTTCTCGCCGATTATGTCGACCTGGCCCTTGGCTCCTACGTCTATATTCTCACCAGAGAGCATCCTTCTCTTACCAACGGTAAACTCCTCGTAGGTGCCTTGTACTTCCACGAGCATCTTACCCTTGACTTTCAACTGGAGGTTGCCGTTCGTCGCAATGACGAGATTCTTCTCCGATCCGATCGTGTAGGTCCCGTCGATGGCTTCTTTCCTGTCTTTCGCGCAGTAAGTGACGTAGTTGCCGTCTGCCTGCATCTCGGTGAATGTACCGGTCGGGTGGACAGAGGCCTGATAAGTCTCTCCTCCGACGTCGTGTAAGATATTCCTCATGCCAGACTCTGAGACGTTTATGTGAGTCTGTGGATATTTACCCTTGATCTGAGGAAATGAAGCTGGAGCGTCTTTCAAAATTAACTTTGACATGTCGGTGGCAGGTTCATGCTTACCACCGGTAGATCCTCCGTCTAAGCCACCGAGGGCCATGGAAGACTGACCTCCAGCCGAAGCGCCTATGATGTTCTCTCCGGTATTGTTGACCGGTAAGACTCCCAAGATAGTCATGTCGTCATAGTTGTCATTGTTCACGAGGACTACTACGGCCGCTCCCTTGGCTACGCTGAGTCCGCCTTGTCCTCCGCCGCCTCCCTGATTAGGACCGCCTGCACCAGTAGCAGGCGACAGAGTCTTCGTCCAGGGGAGGGTATCAGTCGGCGTCTGACCGGTACCACCGTGTAGTGAGACTATGCGGAGCTTTACTCTGTTGAGCTGCTCAGGATCTTTGATGTCTTCCACCGTGCCGGTGTAGATGGAGACTCTTTGATCGAAGTTGGAGGATTTCATTACGAGATCTTTCCTATGCAGTGTAATAAAGTTCGGCCGGTATGGCCTGCCGTATCACCCTTACCACCCAGTTCTACTACGTGCATCAGAGACGAGACCAGCCACTTACCAGAGGCCGCGTTATTAGGACTCGCGTCACTGAAGTAAGTTGCACTACCGCTATTGAGATTGATTATATCGCCCGCGTGAATGTCACTCGATAAGGGGACGAGTAGTCTCAGCTTAGCGGTGTACTCGTTCAAGTTCTGTTGATCGCGATCCTCGTGCCTCTTCTCTTTTTCCTGCTCAATGCTGTTGACGACCGGGAAGAGCACCTTAGGCTCGCCCGCTTTGACACCCAGGCCAGGAGTGGAGAGACCGGTCGAGGCTTTGGAGTTGTTAGCGAACTTACCGAACTGAGGGTTGAATCTCTTACCCTGAGCATTCGTCTGCTTCTGCGCGGTGACTGGGCTTCCCTGGTACTGCATGTCGAACACGGTAGACGGATCTCCCAGAGAGTTAATATTGGCTGAACCTGCGGAGTTGTAAGTAAAGTTTCTCTTAGGCCCTTGACTGGTGAGGTCTTTCATGGTCTTGAAGTTCGAGGTACCGCCATTCTTGTTGGTATTGAAGTAGTGGCCTCTGCTCTTTGCATTGGAGCGATGACCCGCATTTCGTATGATCTCGAGCGGCATGCCCGTACCGGAAGTCATTGTGGCCTGCTTCATGCCCGAGCTCACCTCGATGGGCTTACCAGAACCCATCTCCTTGTGAACTTCTTTGATGATGTCGTCGGCATTCTTCTGCTTCCACCCCTTCTGAATTCTGGCGCTAGCTGCTTTAGGAAAGTCCTCATCTACGCAGTCGATGGCGCCAAATAGGCCCTTACCGGCTTCGTGCATCTGTGGCTTCGCAGAGTGTACCACGAATTTACACTGTAGAGCCGGCCCATTCTGAGGTTGTATAGTGATGTTCACCGGAGCTCCGGCCAGCGCTTCCTGCATCTCGTATCTGGAGTCGCGGGCAATGTATATAGTCGCTCTCGTGAACGTGCTTCCCATATCTTCCGCGACTACGATACGACTAGCTAGTGGTAGGAGGTCCCTACCATTGAGAGTAGCTGTTATACTTCTGATGACGTCGACTGGTTCAGACATTCTTCAAGAGTGCCTCTAGATTGTCGTCGAGAGAGTTTATGGCGTTGACGTCGAGTACAAAGATCTCCTTACGCAGCTCGTTCTTCTCGCGCTCTTCAGTGTAAGCGTCGACTGAACGCCAGTAGGGCAACTCATCATTCGATAGATGACTATTCGATAAGAGATCATTAGCAGTCGCGTTAGTGTCGAGCCGTACGTGCGTCAACACTACTACGTTAGCGCCGCCCTTCCTGCCGATGACGTAGTTATCCTCGTCTCTGTACAGTCCTGCTGTCTCATAAGTGAAGAATGAGTTGGGAGAAGCGACTACTCCATTGTTAGCGAATCGCACTTGTGAGAAGTTGACCTTCTGCACCGTCATAACAGCCGTAGCAGGATTGTTGAACGTGTAAGTAGAATTACTGGCAGGTGATCCAGTTGGCGCGGTCGAGATCTCAAAGTGCGTACCGTCGATGATGTGCTTGACGTAAGCACCAGTTGGGATACTAGTGCCTGATACATTTGCCTTCGGAAGGATCTTAGAAGTGCTTCGCACAGTGATGGTAGTATTACCAGAAGAGAATGTGATGTCGTTGAAAGAAGAATTCGAGTAAGTGAAGAGGCGAGTATTAGCGTCTGTAGCGTCTACAGAGACTAATGTACTCTTTACTGCCACGTCATCCAAGTAGTTGTACTGGTACAGGCGCTCTCCTATGGTGAAAGCCTCGGACAATGAATTGACTGAGTTATTAGCGATCACCGTGATCTGATCTAGTCGATTGTTATCGAGCGACCAGTCTAGCTTTCTTCTGAAGTAGTTTATGACTTCTCTATTGTAGCCGTACTGGGGGCTCCAGTACTTCTTATTCACTTGAGGCAGCGCTTCGTACTGCGCGGGCGATAGCAGCGTCGTGTCAGAAGCCCAATCGACTTCGTACCTCAACACGGTGTCGCGAGCTGCTTCTACGCTGCCGTACTTAGTCTCGATGTAATTATCCAGAGACTGGGAGTCTTTGGGCCACTCGGAATAGGGGTCTATGATTCCGTTGACGAGATAGATGGCCCAGGCGTAGTATGGATCCTTGTAGTAGAACGACGCGATGCTGTCTGCGCGCTCGCCTTCTTTGATAGTGTAAGG